TCAATATTTGAGGCAGATTACCTGGTATTCGTAATTGAAAACCAAGTGTTGGATATAATGAATCATTTGGTAAATCAGGATTAGCAACTGATAATACCCACCATAATGTTGGGTCTTTATAAAATTGATAAGCTAATTTATCTAAACGATCACCATATATAGTACTTAAGTAAACATCGTTTTCAGATAAAGGAATATCTGGATATCGTGTTGATGAGCGATATCTAGTTACTTTTGGGTATTGTACTGATGGTACAGTTTGGATTATTGGGTTGTTACTATAACGGTCCATGATAATAAATATTAACCTAAATACTTATTTTTAGATTGGTAATTACTATAAGCAACACTATCCGGTGTTATAAACGGTACTGTTTCTCCTGTTTTAGGTAAGAAAGTATGTATTGGTTTAAATGATAATGCTACTTTAATTAATTTTGGTACTTCATATTGTGTATCATCAATAGTACCATCTTCTTTTAAAGCAATTTCCCAATGTGTATCTAATAAACCTGATAGTTTAACATCAGTAAATACACCTGGTTGTCGGTAAATGTAATCACCCACTGTTAAATAACCTATATTACCTCTCATTTTACCTGATGTTGTATAATCAGGAGCGAATGTAGACATTAAGTAATTTAATTTATTATATAATGGTTTCATCTCAGCTGGTGAGTGAGCATACATTGTAAATGATACATTTATATCTCTTGTAAAGCCGTTATAAACATAAAACTCTTCACCTCGTCCCATATAACGATAAGCATCCCACTTAGCATTCATTCCATCATTAAAATCATCTAAATATGCTCTAAATGCTAATACATTTGTATTAATTCCTGCTGATGAGACAGGTTCATCATTATTTAAAAATTCAATTCTAAATTTAATAATGTCACGACCATATATTCCATTTGTATTTGGAATTACATCTGATGAACGTATTTTTGCTTCTGAATTAGAGAAAAATGTATTACTATCAGTGATATTAATCATATTGATAGAATCAGATTTTTTCTTAGCGGAAGTACCTATTCTTGTTTCTATATCAGTTCCATTAACAAATATTTGTCTATTATTTGGTAAAGGAGAAAAAGCTAATTGTGTATGAGTTGATGAGTCTTTTAAAGGTGAATTAGCTATTGGATTAGCTGATTCTATTTGAAGAAATCCTGTACTAGATGTTGGGTAATTAGAAGCATTTATATAATTTTTTCTTTGAGATGGAGCTGTGTCAATACGTGTTCTACCTAATCCATAAGGAGAATTTGGTCCACTACTATAAGTTTTTAAATTTATAGGGCTTCCATTATTATAATCATTAATATTTTTAAGTATACTACCTAAATAACTAACTAATCTATTTGTATTTTTATCAGGTTGTTCAAAATTAATTTGTTTGTCTTGATTGTTATTATTATCAGTAGCTATTTTTTCATAGCTATAAGTGTTAGTAGGTATTAAACCATACCTATTAACGTGTAACCCAAATGCTGTACCACCAACTGATGCTAGTGTATTTAACGGACTATATAGTCTAGTTTGTTGTGTTATTTCAGCTTTTGTTTTTGAAACACCAGGTGAATTTTTATTTACTGGGTATTCTAATAATGGATTTGAACGTTGTAAACCAAGTTGTTTAACAGACCATAATGCACCTTTATTAGTTTTTAAAAAATCAAAAATGCGGGTTTCATCTTTTTTAACAGCCAACAAAGCATTTTTCGCACCACCACGTATTAAACCTTCATCAGACAAAGTAAATTGATCTTTTGATTCAGGTACTGTTGGCTTAGGTGAGTAAGTGACATTTGGATTATTTGCTGTACCAGCAAACGTTCCATTCACTGTATTGTTATAATACTGTGCTAAGTTAGAAGTGTTCTGTAAAGTTAAAAACGGCATTTATTAATTGGTTTAGTATCTTCCTTCTTTAGGTCCTTTTTGGCTATATGTTCCACCTAAAGCTGGATAGAATGGTTTGCCTGCGAAGTTATCAGGAGCAGATACTGGTGGATTAGATATAGCTAGGGTTGAACCTACTTTTCTTCCACTTAATAAGTCTTGTGATTTAATTAATTCACCGTTTGGAGCAAGTGCTTGAATATCTGATGTAGTTTTTTGACTAACATTTTCAAAGTTAGGACCAGGTTGTCCTTTTAAACCGTACTTGCTAGATTTTAATTTGTCTAATAAAGCCATGATATTATTGTTTTATATAAATATGTTAAGCAAATGAACTATTAGCACCATATTGGCTTGAAGCCGTATTCCATTCCGCTATTGTTTTACCACCTACAACTAAGTTAATAACTTGTGGTGTTGGATTTGATTGTTTTGTACCTAATGAACCTGGAGGTCCTGTCCATATATCATTACCTTTAAATACATTGTTAGGTGTTGTTGTTGCTATTACTGTATCGTTGTTATTTAACGCGTATACTCCTTTAGGTGTTACTAATGATCTATCCCCATAGCCTGGTGTTGATATACCATCAGCCATGTATCCTAGACCACCACCAATTGCTCCTCCAACTAATGCTCCTAAAGGTCCAAAGAAACTTCCCGCGGCAACTCCAAGTAGTAATCCAGTAATTGTTTTCACTATAGTATTAAATGTGTCTCCTAATTTAATAGCACTATTAACCATGTTATTAAAACTATCAGCCAATGCTTGTGGGTTAATATCTTTAAAAGCTAAACCAATAGCTTCTTGAAGTTTAACCATAGCAATTTGGAATTTTTCTTGTGCTGATTGTGCTTCTAAACGTTTAGCTACTTCATCACCTAATGCTTGATTTAATTCTTCTTGTGTTTTACCTTCTGCTTTTAAAGTATTATATCGTTCTAATAAACTATCTTTTTCAGCGTTATTACCTAAACGTCTTAGTCCTTCAATTGCTTTTTGTTCAAAGAATATGTCTGACAATTGTGCTCTATCAAAACCAAATGCTTCAGCTAATGCTTGTTGTTGAATAACATTCATTTTCATGAACTCATCAAATCCACCTGCTTGAACATTTAATTCTTGCATCAATGTATTCATATCACCTTGTAAAGCAGCTGCTCTAGCTCTTTCAAGATTTAATTGTCTACCAGTTAATAATTCTGCTTTTAACTCGTTTTCAATTGATGTTTCAAAATTTAAAAGTGAATCAGATGTTTTTTGTACATCTTCTAATTGTAAACCAAACAATTTAGCTTGTGTAACTGCTTTAGTTAATTCATCTGTATTTCCTCTAAAATTAGCTCTGATTGTACCAGTTGTAGATAATACTTTAGTTAATATTTCTCTTGAATTAACTAATAATTTATTTTCAGCTCCAATTGCTACAGCTGTTCCTAATATACTATTTTTAGTTTTAGCTACATCACCACTAAATGCTAAAGCGTTTTTAGCTAATGCTGCGCTTTCTTGATCACTTAATCCTAAACCTTTAGTTGCTACAACTATATCTTTTGTAAATTTGTCTGAGTATGTAGCTACAAATCCCATTTGTGTAGCTAAATCAGTCATTGTTTTAGTTATATCATCTAATGAGTATTGAAAATCAGTTGATGAAGCAACTATTTGTTGGAATTGATCTACTATTTGTGAAGCACCTTCTCTACTAGCACCAAATGATTTTTGTAAATCTACTAATCGTTTATCTGCTTTAAAAATGGATTCACCTATAAACTGAATTATTTTAAATATAGCTGTTAATGCTATTAGTGGGCCAGCTGCTGATAGTTGAGACATAAATTCACTAGCTCCTGCTTTCATAACATTAAATGTACTTCCGCCTTTTTTAGCTGTGATTTCCATTGCTTTGTTAACTTTATTAAAGTCAACAACATCGCCTATAATAGGAATTTTAGATAAACCTCTCATTAGTTTACCTGCTATACCTAGTTTATTGTTTATTTTATCTTGGTTATCACTTTCTTCTTGTAATCTATTATTTACTTCATCAATATAATTGATTTGTCCTTTTATACTCGCGACTATTGCGTTGGCATTCGCTAAAGCTTTTTCAGCTTTTTTAAGTTGTTTACCAGTTAAATTTTCAGCTATAGCTTTAAATTTTGCTACTTCATTTTCAGCCGCGGCCATATCTGTTTTTAGATTACTTATAATATTTTCATTTTTAAGTCTTTGATTAGTTAATTCTTTTTGAGTTGCATAACCATCAATAATTCTATCTTGTAATTTTCTACTACTTTGTATAGCAGTATTTATTTTTTGAGCATTACTTTCAATACCTTTTAATAAACCATCAGTGATAGCATGTTGATCAGAACTTACTTTTAATTCCTTATTATATTTTTTAATAGCATCTATGTTCTCTTTTATAGACTGGCTAATACCATCAGTATTATTTTTTATATCACTATAAAATTGGTCAATATTACTTAATTCATCTTCAATATCTTTTAATCGGTCAAGATATCGTTCAGTATTGTTAATCAATTTTAAAAACTCCTCATTAGTCAACTTTTTCTTAAGCAGAATTTCAGTTTCTGCTTTTAATATCTGTTGTGCCTGGGTTAGTGGATCTAAAGCCATATTAAGTTATTACGTGTATAAATATGAAAGCGCCCTATTTTTTAGGCGCTTTTACATTGGATGTGAAATCTGCTTGAGGTATGTTAGGTCGTGCTAATGTGTTCTGCATCGTTGTTTTACCACTTGCTTTTTCTCGTTCTTCGTTTTGTTTCTCAATAAACTCATTTATTTTACGGATATGAAATTTTCTATAATGGATTGGCATTGAATATACATCATCATATGTGAATCCACCTTTACCATGATAAACTAAATCATGGATTTCACCCATTATAATAGGTCTATGAGCGGGTGTCAGGGAGAAGAAAGCTAACATTAAGAGGTATGTTAACGCCCTCCACAACGTCACCATTATCTTTTACATAATTGAATTTCAATTCTAAATCTGGAGAGATTTTATTGTAGTAGTTACGTAATGCTTGAGAGTCTCTAACCAACATATTATCAACAAATTCTCTAATTGTTGCTGGAGATCTATCACCATTTAAAGCTACAATCATGTATTTTAATCTGGTTGTTATTTCCGTTGATGCTTTTGGATTGATTCGTTTAAGACCAGCCATTTCTTTCTCAATTGCTTTTTGATCACCTTGTGTTAGTAATTTAAAAGTAACTGAAATTTTAGATGATGGTAATACAAATTCAAACTCGTTTTTACCTTTTACAAATAAATTTTCATCTAATGGTTTAGGACTAAGTGTTGTTAAGTCAACAACAATATCTTTTTTAGTACCAGTGTCTGGGTCAGTGTATTCAAACTCATAGTCTTTACCATATCCTAAGATACGAGCGGCTACTAATAATGAGTTAGCGTCACCTACTAATAAGTCATTGTATTTAACATCTGATACGATTAATGACTGTAATAACTTGTCTATAACAATATTTTGATTGATATAGTTTACGTTAGTTAAAATGTCTTCTTCTTTAGCAGTCATATACTTCATTTCTATAGTACCTGATGCTAATGGTGAGTCAGATGGATAAATTAATCCTTTAGATGGTAATTCGATTTGTTCTGTGGGAAACTTTGATTTTTGTTCCATAACGTTTTTATTGTTTTATATATATAAATATATAAGAAGAAAAAAAGCCATCCAAAAGGATGGCTTAATTTTAAAGTATGTTTTAGATTAGTAATTCAAGATACAATAATCCATAGCGATTGTAGTTGAAAGGCTGATGTAAGCTTCATTTGCCCAATCATATTCACCAAAGTTTGCTTCTTTAACATAAGCACCTTTGATAATCCATTCACCTACTACATCACCAACTGGTCCTAAGATATCTAAGCGTAAATCTTTTTTATAGAAATCGCTATAACCATCTCTACCGGTTACTGATTCATGTGCTAAACGAGCCCATTCCATTACTGCTTGTGCACCAGATGGAGCTACTGGATCATATAATTCTAAAGTCATATCGTTCCATCTAACTTTACCTTTTACTTTACGGTAAACGTTGATATGATCTAAAATGATTTCACCAGCGTTGAATGATGGAGAAGATGCTTTTTTAATCATATAAGAAGGAATACCATCTATATACATTATAAAGCGATTCTGAACCTTAGGTTCAAACGCGGTAAACATTATTTCGTTAGGGTCTAATACTGCCATTTTATTATGTGTTTAGTATAAATATTAATAATTATGGTTTTTGTGCAACTGATTGATCAGATTGTTTTTGATTTTTAAAATCCATATCTGATTGCATTTTGTTTAAGTAAACTAAAACTTGTTTGTAATTAGGATCATTTGGTACGTTTGATTTTAAAACGTCTTTATTAGTGATCATAAATTTCATTAACGCTTCAGCTACACGAGCAAAATCTTTTTTACTACTAACTGAACGTAGTATATTTTTTAGTGATGAAGTAACGACAGCAACTGCCTTATCAGCAGCTGCGTCGTCTTTAAACTCTTGTAATTTTTTATTATTCATATTTTATAGATCTAATTATCCACCAAATTCTACACCTGTAGGTAAGATGTTGAAGTCTAACAATATAAATTCAGCTGTACGAGTTGGTTGTAAATAAATTTGACCAACTAATTGATTTCTATCAACTACATCTGGTGTGTTATTAGTTTCATCCATTACTACTTTAAACGCGTATAAACCTTGACGTTGTTGTACACTTTCTAAGTACGGAGTAACTTGAGATAAGAATTTATTTCTTGTTACAGTTGTATTTTGTTCAAATATTAATGTTTTACCTACATTACCAATGTAACGTTTTAAACCAATTAACAATCTACGAACGTTGATACGATCTAAAGCACTTGCTTTTTGTTGTAAAGTTTTCTGACCAAATGCTGTTACACCTACGTTAGGGAATGTAGCGATTGGATTTACTTTACCTGCATACAAGTTATCACGGTTAGTTGGAGATAATTTTCTTTCTGCTTGAATTACACCACCTAAACCACCACGGTTTAAACCTGCTGGAGCGAACCATTCAGCACTTACGTTATCGTTAAATGCATAAACACCCGCCATAACTGTTGATGTAGGAACCCAAACTAATTTACCAGTTTCTTGAGATACTACTTCAACCCAAGGCCAATAAGCACCTGCATAGTTAGTATCCATACCTTGTGCTACTGATGTTGGTGTACCAATTGTTGAGTTATAAGGTACTAAGTCTGTAATATAAAAATAATCACCTCTTGATTCAGCGTTAGAGATAAAATCTGCAACTGCTGAGTGTTGATTTTTAATCAAACCTGGAGTGATTAATAATTCGTAATCGTATTCATCTTTGTTAGCTAAGATATTACTTGCTGTAGCATACATACCACTAGTTAAACCTTGTGTAGTACTGCTAATATTACCAAATAATGAATTACCAATATAAGGAATATCATTACCTGCACCACCAGCGAATGAACCACCATAAGAACCAGAACCAGCAAATGGTAATGATCCAGAATAACTTTTATTGATTAATACGTCACCAGCAATAGCATTCACAGCTACATTACCTGCGTTATCAAAATAGTTTGGTGTTTTTTCGTTTACTGATTTTACTCTCACATAACGACTAGTGTTTGGATAATCACCAGATGTTTTGATATACCAACCACCCATATCAGCGTCATATTCAACTGTTTTAGATTGGTTACCAATTACTTGTTCAATATAGTTTGGAGAGTTAGGATCTAATGATACATTTGTGAATGTTTCTAACGCTACTGGTGTGTTTGCGTTGTCATCACCTCTACGGATAACTAAAGTAAATACACCTTGTTTTTGGTTAACATTTCTTACTTCCCATCTTACATTATCTATTGAACCAGAAAATAATCCACCGTTTGACAAGATTGAACTTGTATTAACAGTTTGTAAACCATAGTTTAAAGTTTCTAATACAAATGAAGCTGTTGGATCAGTTAATAAAGAACCAGAGATTAATATTGATGCTGTTGATGGTGTAAATGAACCACTTGATACTCTTGTTACTAATATACTAGAACCACCTTGTTGGAAGTAATTGTACGCAGCAATAGATGTTAAGAATTCATATGACGCACCACCACTTACAAATGAACCACCAAATCTGTTAACATAGTCACTATATGAAGTAACTATTGTTGGAATATTTGGATTACCTTTAACGGTAGGACCAACTAATGCTAAACCAACAGTAACAGGACCTTGTGTTATTTGTGATAAGTCGTTCTCTCTTGTGAGAACGCCGGGAGAAATTAAAGTTTCTTGAGCCATGTTTTTAATGAGTTTTATCTAATGATAAATATATAAAAATGTGTATAAAATGAAGAAACCCCATCAATAATGATGGGGTCCTTTTTGGTTTAAATAGCGCCTAACTTTTAGTTTATTTCGCCAGTTTCTAAATCTATGGTACCGTTACCATATTTTTCTGTTAAGGTTTTAGAAAGTTCGATTTCTTTAGCCGTTAATTCAGACTGACTATCTAATAGGCGTTGTTTTTCTTTAGCTATATTAGCTGATTGTAATTCTAATTCACCTAATGCTAAGGCTAAGTTAGTATACTCGTTTTTAATTAACTTAACTGATTCTAATTCTTCAGTTGTTAATTTTTTAATATCAGACATATAACTTATTTTTTATTTGATTTCTTTTGTTGTTTTTTCTTAGCATCCGTTTTAGGTGCTGGTTTTTCTTTAACTACTGGTTTTTTAACTTCAACTACTTCTTCAACTACAGGAACAATTGTTGGTGTTGTTTCTGGAGCTAATTCTTCAATGTGTGAAGTTTCATAATGAGTTTTGATGTCTACTTGTTTAGACTTACGGATTAAGATTGTAGCGACAACTACTAATACTGCAACGATGCTGATAAATAACATAATTTTTAATTTTTATTGTTTTATATATATAAATATACTGAGATTTCTTAAAGCGACCAAATTTATTTTAAAAGATATAATTTACATATCCTTCTTCTTCTCCATATCTACTAGGTACAGACATTGTATCATAAACATTAGCTTCATACACCCAATCTTTAACACCTAACTCTTCAAATCTATCTTTAATAGCTTCGTTATAATGGTCAGCTATTGTTCTAACACGGCGTTGTATATCAGCTCTAGAAGCGTCATGTGTATTTTGACCATCACCTTTAAATATAAGATATTGGATATACCCTAGTTTTGGTATTTTACAAAATTTAGTTTTTAAAAATGTTCTAACTATTAATTCATAGTCATCTGCTATTGTTAAATCTCTGTTATGTCCACCAACAGCAAAATAAACTTCTCGACGCCATGCTCTAACATGATTAGGTACTCCTACAATATGACGTATTGTTTTAGGATTAATGTTTGGTTGTTTACAAACATCCCAATTTCCTGATTTATAATACTGTCCGTAACCACAAGCAAATCCTTCACCATATGTTAATGATTGTTGATATTGATTTACTTCAACACAATCTGTATAGAAGAAACCAGCGTCTGGGTATTTTTGGCTTGCTTCATATAAATCCATTGTACAGTTTTCTGTAAGTAAATCGTCATGATCTAATTCAGCTAATAAATATCCTCGACATAATGTAGCTGCTCTATATTTTGATTCACCAATATTGCCTTTACTTTTTTCTTCAAAACTATATACTTTAACTCTTGGATCAACAGATGCTATATTTTTAGCTATTGATAATGTTTTACCATCATCGTTAGAATCATCTACTACAACCCATTCCCAATTGTTATATGTTTGAGAAACTAATGAAACATAAGTATCATATAATTTAACACCAGTATTGTATGATGGAGTAAAATATGAAATTAAATTTGAATTATCTAAACTTAAAATCTGATGCATAGCACAGTGATATGCTTTTTGTCCTGTTTCAGAGTCTATTTTAGGTATATTAATCCATTTTTTTCTTACCTCAAACGTTTGTCTGCATAAATTAGGAAAATAACTATCACTTTCTCCAACAGTAATAATAGCATCAGGATTAAATGATATTAATGTTTCTTCTATATTATCATCATTTTTAATATAAAGTATATCTAATGATGAATCTTCATAGTCATAGTATTTTATAGAATTTAGCTCTGGTTTGCCAGGTCCAATATATAATACTTTAGGTACTTTTGCTTTTTTAATAGTTATAGTTGGTGTTGGTTCTATATCTCTAGTTTTACTAAATTTAGTTTTCCAACCATAATACACACCTTGATTATCTGGGTGTCTATCTAATAAACTATATTGTTCTATAAAATCAAATCCCCATTCTTTTAATTTTGTTTCACACATTACTCTTGTAGGTACATCATGGTACTCAAAAGCAATCTGTTCAACACATTCCATTTCTTTTTTAGTGATACTCTTAAAGTTTATTTCAGCACCTTCAATATCACATTTAATTACTTGAGGTTTGTATTTTAATAATTCTCTAATTTGTACATCACCATCTAAAAACATCTTAAATATTTCATATTTAGGATTATTTTTATAAACGATATGATATTTTTTTACTTCAGCTGGATCACTATCAAAACCAATAACTCTAGTAGCACCTTCTTTAACAAACCATTCTGCTGAACTTAGCATTCCTGGATTAAAGTATGCTTCATAGAATGAACATCCCATATCTAGAACAAGTTTGTCTTTTACTTCTAGAAATGACCAATGGTTTTGAGGATCTTCGTTTGGAATATTTTTCATTAACTTAATTTATTTTTAAAGTGTTCTATGTTTTGCAATAGTCTTGGTTTTTCAGATTCAAAATCAGGATCATCAACTATATCATTTACTAGTTTTAATCCTTCTTTATATTTTTCTAACCAATAACAAGCTACAGATAATTCATCTTTAACAAATTTACCATAACATCTTTTATCAATAAATAAAATATATTTAGATTTAACTTTTTCTAAATCACATTTATATGCTCTATCTAAATGATTATATGCTGTTTGAAATTGATTCATTATATTACAATACTGACCTAATCTGTAATGTGCCTCTGCTCTATCAGGGAATATTTGTATAGCATTCATATATTCATCAATAATTCTTCCATATGGAT